ATGCCTTCCTTGAGATGATAAAGTAACTCGTAACTGTTGCCACGTTTACGGTCCTTTACCGTTCTCCTGAATATTTCAACTTTCATTCAACATCCTCCACGCTGTGCCGTTGGCCATTTCTTGTAGTGTCCAGTTATTATATGCTAGACTGCTGAATAATGCAATCCTATCTCCGTATTTAGGTGTTTCTATCTTACTAAAATCTGTTTCCGATATGGGTGCCGCCGCACTGTTGTCGGGATCACAGAATACAGGTACGCCATTTGTGAGGCTGGCTACCATTGTGTTTGAGTTGTAGGTAACCGTTGCATGGTAATCGCCCCAGTTGATATTGCCCTTGTGGATAGTAGGCCTATCAACCTTTACAGTGGCACCTACGTGATCAATTTCGATTGTTGGGTTGTAAGGTTTTTCTCTTACGTCTATTTGTCTGTCGGTGTGCTGTTTAAGAATTTTCAATGTGTTGTCTAACCAGTCGGTTGTATCAAAGAAGTTCGCTATTGCGTTTGTTGGCGGCAGGACAAGAATTTTCTTGCCCTTGTTCCAAGGTCTGATGTCCTGTTTGAAATATTTTTCATACCTGTCTGTTGGCCTCTGTTGAAGTATGTTCTGGCAGTGATTGTTCTTGGTTATACGTAACCAGTGTGGACTGTCATGAGCATTGGTGAAGTACCCGTGATCCATGAAATAGAAATCTCTGTTCTCCCTCTCACACCATTTGTACACTTCACCGGAACCTGCCAGTATGCCGTACATGGTCAGATTCTCCTCAGGTAATGATTTCAAATCTCTAAACTGGTATATCCTGCCCTGACCAGATCCACGAACGAAAGCATCTACGTAGCGTTGAGTACGTGGTTTGGTTGTGTGTATGCCTGACAACATCATCTTCTGTTTTCCTTGACCTCAAACATCTTACGTCCGGCCGCCCTGTTGAATTCTGCAATTATGTTCACACTCCTCCTATGTAGCACGGCGTCTCTCCTGGCGGATACACTGTGTACGCACCTTGTTGAATTGTTACAGAATACAACTAGTGTATTTGCTTTGTAAGGGATCGTCTTCACAATTCTGCCCGCCTTCTCTTTTACTTCCCTACCGCCGTTTTTATTCACTTCTGAAATGGTATCATGTGTTTCGTGTATCTGGAATTCTCCACCTGTGCTTCGATCCTCTTTGTATGGCATGTAAAGTAAAGCCGCGTATATCTCTCTGGGGTTGTCTATGTGTGCAGTCCTTGAACTGTAGTCTATGGGCTTGTGCATCACTGTCTGACAGTCTGTTCCTATCTTGTCATGGCCTGTGTCCCAGCCTCTTGGACTTAATGTTAGGTCTTCTATGTGGGGGACCAAATCGCCAAACACTTTGGTCATTTGTTTGTAAAATTCCATTGATGTGTGGTACTCGGTGAATTCTTTCCATAGATTGGAAACTTTTTTAGGTTTCAACATCTCATCTGCTTTCAACCTGTAACAGATACCTTGATCAAATGGTTTGGTGGACAGCAGTTGTTCCGTGGGCCATTCCTTCTCAAGTTGATCGTATATGTCTAGAGGTAGTGCGTCCTCGATCACGAAATGAGGATAAGGCTCTAGTACAAGTTTAGGTTTCTTCTGTAGCACTGATATGTTCATTCTAGGTGCTCCATGATTTCGGGTATGTTGATTTTAAATTTTATCATGTCACTGAATCTTTTAATGCCTTTCGGTTTTTTCCCATTTTCTTTAGGGATTTGCACTACATCTGCTAGATATAATTTATGTTCTAGATTTAGATTGTGTGACAGCAATGGGTAAACCTTTTTATGTATTTCGCTTTTTTGATTTATCTCTAATACTTTGGTTCCGGGTTGACACCATAACAGATTAGTGAGACCTGCACCATGTGCCGCCACCACGTGTGAAGCCTCGGCGAATGTTTTTATTTGTTCTCGGATGGACATTTTCTCCAATACCACAGTCTCCCATCCTTTGAGGTTTAATAGCAATTCGTCAGAGTTTTGTATTCTTCTAGTGACAGCACCTGGTCTCAGTACGACTATTTTCCTGTGTGGTTTTACTCCTTTGATATTGGCCAATCCTTTGAAATGTCGCAACCATGGAGCAAGAGCCGGGGTGATTATACCATCTCTCACATTGCTCATGCTGGGTACTATGAGATGTTTGAATTGCCAGGTCTCACCTTTTTTCATTACAACTATTTTTACATCTGGGAAAAGTTCTTTGCATACCTTTTCAAAATATGGACTATGATTGGCCAATACGAAACAGTATCTCCCAAAGTTTGTTGACCATCTTTTCTCCAACAATCTAAACTTGGATATAACATCAATCCATATGTGCCATGGATTTCCTGCACTGCGTTCGTCTATAGGTAACCACACATATGTACCGATTTCGTGAAAGAATTCTGTTACTGGCGGCAGATTTAAATCTACTCGGTCACCCCATTCCGTCCAGAGTTTATGGCTTTTTTGTGGCTTGTGTCTGCTCTTGTGTGTTAGATTCCAGACATGTTCTGTTATCAATTTATTTTCTCTTGTTACTAACAAAGGGCAAGTATGCACTTTACAATTATGGAACTCCGCCACGAAAGTTGGTAAACTTGTGAAGTGTGGATCTATGGAGTCATGATAGGGCACAGTGTAATTGTATTCCGGGTCCACCGTTTCCCAACGGTCGAGGAAATACTTCAGCGAGTTTATGTTTTTGGCTAACATTTTATTAATAATTATGTTATAGTACACTATTATGATATTATTCTCAAACGGTTGCAGTTTCCTAACTCCCAGACCTAAGGACGGAGTAGACACATTTACCAGTAAAATTATCGCTGAAAATTACGATATGGAACTTGCCAACATCGCGATGGGAGGTCGGGGAAATACGAGAGTGAGTTTCTCATCAAAAGTATGGCTCGAGCAAAATCAAGACAAAGATGTATTTGCTGTGATAGGTTGGTCCAGTTCGGTCAGGAACGACTACGTAACAGATGATGGATGGAAGAAAGGTCGCGTACCAGGCACAGACCTCACTTGGCGTACTTGGAAGACATTGGATAATGTAAGTTTTATCAGGAGCCACAAAGGGTGGGATATTGAAAATAATTTAGCAATGAGTTTTTTAGAAAATGTTTTTGACCTACAAAATTATTTTGAACGTAAGCAAATACCTTATGTGATGTACAACTCTCTGCCTAACGATTTTGGCAATGGCACAGCGGACTTTGAAGTAATAAGAAACGCAATCAACATGGATAGATTTTTTAGCCCTAATATTAGTCATTTGGAATTTGTAACAGATCGAAATTTAATTGTAAGTCCAAATGATCCACACCCATCAGCAGAAGGACATCAACAATGGGCAACACAATTAATGGAATTTATAGATGCTAACAATCTACGCACCATTCAGTAATAAGAAAAGCAAGGCATGGGAAGTGTTCAACGGTGTCGAGAAGACATGGCCTGACCAGATTGTCAAATTAGACAACGCAGTAGAAACAGATCCAGTGCCTAATTCGATGTTCTGGGGATTTGTTGGCAACAACAGGGAAATGATCAAGAAGTTGGAAGCCCGTAATCACAACTACTGGTTCACGGACACTCCTTACTTTGGAAGATTTGACAACAACAATCTAAAACCGGACAATCACTATTGGCGAGTGTGCAGGAACGCCATACATGTGCCTTACATAAAAAATTGCAAGGCTGACAGATTCGAGAAGTTTGGAATGAGGATCAAAGCACCAAATTTCGCTGGCAAATATGTTTTAGTGTGTCCCAGCAGTGCAGGTATACACAGTTATTTGGACAGGCCCAATTGGACCAACGAGACAATAGAGCAGATAAAGAGATACACAGACAGACCAATCAGACTTCGACACAAGCCTAGGGGCAGGGGTACATCAGGACCAAGCGAGGCCAAGGTACCCCTATCCGAGGATCTCAAGGAGGCATGGTGTGTGGTAACAAGTTGTAGCATAGTGGCCGTTGAGGCCATATGTGAAGGCATACCTGTGTTCTGTGATGATAAGAGTTTCGCTGTAGATGTTGGCAACGTTGAACTCGCAGACATTGAGAATCCTTACTACGGTGGCCCAGAACCTTGGTTGTACAGTCTGGCATATCAACAGTTCACACCAGAAGAGATCGAAAATGGCACAGCAGTAGAAATACTGATGGACAAGGGAATACTATGAATATAGAAAAGGTAAACGGTTTTTGGGTGCCATCAAATGATATACACTTAGAACAATGGAAGGCAGGCCAACCATTCACCCAAAATAAATGTCTAATGAAGTTCATAGATTACTGCAATAGTCAGAATAAAAAATTTAACACAGTGATTGACATAGGTGCGTGGTGTGGAACATGGACAAAGGCCATTGAACCATATGCAAAAAAAGTGATTGCTTTCGAGCCAGACAAGATACATTTTGAATGTTTACAACGTAACTGTACTATCAATTGCGATCCAAGAATGGAGGCCGTTGGTTCAGAAATAAAAGAAATATCATTGACAGAGGACGATTTTACACAGGCAAAAAGAGTCGATAAAGAAGGAAACATCAGGATGATAACACTAGATTATTTGAATTATGAAAAGGTCGACCTGATCAAGATAGATGTTGAAGGATATGAAATGGAAGTGTTGAAAGGGGCAACAAAGACTTTAGAGAGTGTACACTATCTAATGATAGAATTAAACAACAACACTAAAAAATATGGAAGTAGCAATATTGACATAGAGAAGTATATGGATTCACTAGGGTACAAAGTGTTAATGGAGCATTGGCCAGATAAAGTTTTTTACCGTGTATAGTAGAATTAAATACTCCAAATGAAAATTTTTATCACAGGTGTCGCAGGATTTTTAGGTTCTCATCTTGCAGATTTAATGTTGTCTCAAGGTCACACTGTGGCCGGCAATGATAACATGATAGGTGGATACACAGACAATGTCCCCCAGAACGTTGAGTTCCATCAAGTGGATTGTTGCGATTTAGAAAACATGACCAAAGCCATGGAAGGCTGTGACATAGTTTACCATACTGCCGCAACGGCATATGAAGGACTGTCGGTGTTTTCTCCTGTGCTTGTAACAAGAAATATATTTGAAGCATCGGTTACAACTATTACAGCGGCCATAAGAAACAAAGTCAAACGTATTGTGTATTGTTCAAGCATGGCAAGGTACGGTCATCATGATGAGATGCCTTACAAAGAAACACACGAGTGTCGTCCCCAGGATCCATACGGTATTGCAAAGAAGGCCGGAGAAGATGTGCTTAAAAATTTATGTGAGACACACGGAGTTGAGTATGTTATCGCTGTGCCACACAACATTGTTGGGCCAAGACAGAAGTATGACGATCCATTTAGAAACGTTATGTCTATCATGTTGAACAGAATGCTACAAGGTAAGCAACCAATCATATACGGTGATGGCAAACAACAAAGATGTTTCAGTTACATAGATGATTGTTTGTACTGTCTGAATGCACTTGCTTTTCAAGACAACGTTGTTGGCGAAGTGATTAATATAGGACCAGACGAAGAACCGATAACAATCAATGAGTTAGCAGAGGCCTGTGCCAACGAAACAGGACTTAATTTAGATCCTATACATCACAAAGACAGACCCAAAGAAGTCAAACTAGCAGTGTGTTCGTCAGACAAAGCAAGAGACTTGTTAGGTTACAATACAGCAACAAACATGCGACAGTCGGTGAAAAAGACAGCAGAATACATAAGAACAAGAGGCACAAAGAAATTCCAATATCATCTACCATTAGAAATTATTAATGATAATACTCCAGATACTTGGAAGAACAAATTGATATGATTTCTTTTTGTTGTCCATCAAGAGGCAGACCCGAACTAGCAAAAAGATTGATTGACACTGCAACAGAAACACAAAAAGGTAATACAGAGTTTCTATTTTATCTAAACGACGACGATGAAAAGTTAGAACAGTATAAAGATTTACTCAACGAAAAACATTATACCATTGGACCAAATCAATCTACTTGTTATAGTTGGAACTTGATGGCTGAGAAGGCATCACACGATATTGTAATGCTTATGGGCGATGACGTGCAAGTAAGAACACAAAATTGGGATAAAATGATTGCGGATGAATTCGATCGTTACGATGACAAAATATTGATGGTGGTCCCATATGATGGTAGGGCAAAGAATAAAGATCTAGCAGATGCTCCTACGTTATGGGGTGATACGAAATTACCAGCCGCTCACTTTGCCGTGCATAAAAACTGGATCAACACACTAGGATATCTTGCACCTGTATATTTTTGGCATTGGCATGTTGACTCATACACACAAAAAGTGGCACGTAAATTAAACAGATGTCTTTATCTGCCAACGATAGAATTCAAGGCTAAAAAAATATTAGACGATAATGCAGGTAAACAAATACGTAATAACCTAAATATTTCTGAAAGAGATCAATTTGTATGGACAAAGGTGAGAGACAGGACATTAAATGCAGATGTCAGTGCTTTGAAATCTTTTATAGAATCACGAACTGAATAAATTTATTAGTTCTTTCTTCCAGTCATCCGCATACTCACAGTCTCGGTAGCCGTCAAACCACGGACCACCTTCCGTGTAGTGTAGTATCTTGGGCGTGCCATTCCTGGGCTCCTTGTACCAACCCACTAGCCAGTTGTACTCGGCGGGCATCGAACCTATCTCACTATCTTCTAACCAACTGAACCTGTGTAGGAATTTTGGTGATTCCTCGTTGAGTAATTCTGGTGTTAGTATTTTGTTCTTGGGGTGTTCACAGTTCCATAATACCATGCTTGACCAGTTCTTCCTGGGATATGATGTCTGCACCTGTCCATCCATCTTGGTTGTTTCTTTTGGTGCATAGTCATGCTGTACAACCACAACTGCCTTGTTTGGATCAAAATATTTCTCAAGCTCATAACTTGGTATCTTCCATAGGAAATCACAATCACAGAACACCGCCCATCCTTTGAAGTCGTTCATGTAAGGCACGAAGAACCTTGTAAATGTGAATTCAGTTGATGCCAATTTGTCCACAGGCCTGGTGTACAGTCCTTGGTCTCGCATTTGTTTTTGTTTGAGGGGGATGACCTCTGCTAACGGATCTCTACGTTTGATAGAGTGTTCGCACACTTGGTATGCTATGTCTTCTCTGCTATCGTGCCCTACATATATTTTCACATGAATATTTAACTTATAAATATTTCCATATGCAAATTTCAGAACGTTGCCGAGAGTATGAAAGTCAGTTTCCTCTATCACCCAGTGGCGGTCCAGTAAATCAACAAGGATGGACACGGTATAAACAGTACAGCACACCCGACCATGTAAGGAAAAATGCAAAAATGTTTTGGAACTTTGGTGTCTCTAGGGAAATCAGGTACGAACTTAATTGCAGGAAAGACAATCGCACAGCAAAGATATTGACCTTTGATCCAACACCGTTATCAAAACAGACCACAGACAGTGCCAATGGGGGTGATTATAATATTATTCATACGAGCAAAGCCTATGACACAATGGCAGGACAGACATTGAAGTTTTACGATGTCGCCGGTGATGGAAAATGTTTTCAATTAGACGAGCCGGAGAAATACGAGAATGTGATAGAAGTCCAAACAACTAACCTCAAAGAGATCGCTGATCAGCACGGCGCTGAAGTGGACATCATAAAACTAGATATTGAGGGACGTTGGTATGAAATGCTGAACGAAATACAGCATCTGTCTTTGCCGGCAAAAGTTATCCTGTGTGAATGCGAAATGGATATAGGTGACACAGATTTAAACTTTAATAGACTAGACGAGATAGTGGTAAAATATCAAAGCAGTGGATATAAGGTTTGGACAAATAGGATTGGTAAAAAAAACAACATTGAACTTATTTTTACCAAAAATATATAAATTTTTATTTTCTTCCTGAAACTATTTGGTGTATTTGCTTCCAATTATTCACACGGATGATGTCAGGATGATTTAGGTCTTGATTGTATGGATGGTCTATTAATATAGGCTTTAAACCGTATTTGAGCCCCAGTACAGCGTTCTTTGGCTTGTCCTCGACCCAATATAGTCCGGTATCATGAAACTCCGCTAAAGCACTATCTTTGTCCGCTCCTGTTCCCAGAATATGATAATTTGTGAATATATGTTCTCCAAACAGTTCTCCTAATCTCTTCTTACGTAATTGCTGTCCAGGTATGTCTGATGTCTGCGATGTTATAGGTATGAACGTCCATCCCTCTGCGGCTAGCAGTTTGACCCATGTTTGTGATTCCAACATTGGTCTCTGTGTACCCATCCAAGCACTCCTGTTGAATTCCCTTATCTCTTGTCTAATTGTGTCTTTGCTGACTCCATACCTGGTCGCCATATCATATTCGTCAAGCATATCCGGTAATTGTTTATAGGGATAATATCTCGTTCCTTTTTCATCGAAATATGATCTCAGCGACATCCATTTAGAAAAATGGTGTTCCCATTCTAACAATACACCATCTACGTCGGTGAGTATGATCCTATTTGATGTCGGCATCTTCCATTCCCGCGACTCTCAGTTTCACAATGTTTGTGATCTGCCATTGCTTCTGGTCAAGTCCCTTGGTTATGCCCAGCCATTGATTTCTGATTAGTGCGAAGTCGTTTATGATCTTGTCCATGTCGACTACATCATCCTCACCATCCACATACTTCTCTGCATCTCTGCTTGAGAGTGCCCTGTTGTAATTTTCTAAGTATTTCCTGAAAGTCTTTGATCTCAGTCTCCTCAATTCAATGTTTAGGTATTCTAATATCGCTTCTAGTTGTTGTAGTTGACTGAATCTTTCTTCCACTATACCTGGTAATGCCGCACTAGCTCTTTCCAGGTTACCATATATCTTACACTGCTTCTTGGCTTCGATCAATTCCTTGTCGAAGTATGCCACGCAGTCTGGTATCTTTGCTAGGTTCCTGCTGACTTCGTTGTACCAATTAATCATCTTCGCCGTATCCGTCTGACTCTTCGTCTTCCTCGAACACAGTGTTGATCGCTTCTTCTAATTTGGGATCGTATTCAGCAGACGCCTTGATCTCGTCGTGCTCCACTCCTATGTCCTCTAGGCTCTTGATGAAGTCTATGGCACAGTCCAGTTTCTGTCTCTCTGGAACGTAGTGTGTTATGGAATTCCATAACCTTTCGATGTCCTCGTGTGTAAAGTCTATCATTACTCTTCTTTTTTACTCTTTGCTTTTGGTTTTGTTTCAACTTCGATAGGGGCATCTGTGTCTTCTTCTACTTCTGTAGGAACCTCTTCTTTGAACTCTGCCATTATCATATCTAATTTATCACCAGTCCACGCTTTCCTGAAGTCTATGTGTTCTTTACCTGCCTTGTCAACATACTTCAACCTATTTCCCGTTTGAACCAATAAACCTTTTTTCTCGAATAGATCCACAAGTCCACTGTAAGGATCCATACCTGTGTCATAAGGGATCTTGACTTGTACACCTTCAAAAGGTTTAGCATATCTGGTCTTCATTACCTTACAAGCGGCCCTGATACCTCTCACTTCTGAGATCTTGTTGCCCTTCTCGTCTTCTTTCAATTTCAGTTTCTTCATCGCGATAACGATAGAACTTGCGTAGATGAAACCTTGACCACCCGATATTTTGTCATCTGGATCAAACATGTCCTGTGATGCGTATGTGTGGTTGGTCGCTATAAGTCCCACGTTCCAACTACCAAACATGTTCACACAGTTCCTAACTAGTGCCGTCAGGGCCTTGGGTTTTCTACCTAGATCACCTTTCATGTCACCTGCTTCAAACTGATTAACATCTGTTGGTGTAAGCATCATACCCAAACTGTCTATAACGAATAGTACTTTTGGTGCACCCTCTTTGTTGTCTGCGTGTTGCTCTCTGTAACCTTTCATGAATTCTGATATGGTCTTTGCTACATCGTCGACCATTGACATACTCAATTTCAGAAGTTTGTCTTCTGATGTGTCCACTTTCAATGCCTGTAGCCACTGTTCGTCTAGTGCATTCTCTGTGTCAATCAGTATAACGAATATACCTTGTTCCTGTGCGTTCTTGATAATGTTTCCTGATGCTATGTAACTTTTACCTGCTCCTGATTCACCCGCAAGTACGGTTACCTTGCCTAGTGGAATACCTTTGTTGAAATCACTGGTCATCAAATAGTTTAATGCGTAATTTCCTGTTGAGATCCAATCTGTGGGATCACTGAATCCTATGCCAAGTCCTTGTATAGACTTTGTGATGCTTTTTCTAAACTTTGTTGCGTCAAATACTTTTGTCATAATTTTGTCCTTTGTGTCATCTATTTTAGCATACCTAGGCCCTAACGTCAATATTAGGGCCTTGGTAAAATGTCAGATTATTTTGCTTGTCTTGATCTAATCAACTTCAAGATGTCTTCCGCTCTTTTGGCACTGTCGCCCGCCGGAGCCGCCGTTGCCGGAGCCGCCTCAGGTTGTGGTGCTGGTGCACTCTCAGTAACTGGAGCCGCTGTCGGAGCCGCCTCTGCCACTGGTGTTGCCGCTGGAGCCGATGCTGTTGGTACTGCTACCTGTGGTTTACCCTGGTAAGCCACGCCCGCTGGTCTGAAGTACTGTCCATACTGCTCAAGATCATAAGCCTCACCTTCCACAGATTTCGCAAATAGTTCTGCGATTATCTTAACCTCTGCTTCTGTTGGTTCTTTTGGTCTGAAGTCACCTAGGTTGTGTAACCCGTGTGTGTCGATCGCGGCTCTCTCTGCCTCGTCCAACGGTCTTTCTCTTCTTGACCATTTTGATGTTGAGTAGTCAGCATAACCACCTTTAGTTGTCTTAGTGATCCTGAAGTCCACACCCTTCAAGTAATCAGTTGGCATTTCTTCCATCTCTGGATCCATAAGTGCCCCTCTGATTATGTTGAAGATCTGAGGTCCAATGATGAATCTTCTGATCGGATTCTCAGGTGTTGAGTCTTCTGCTAGTGGATTCGTTGTGACAAAACCCTGGAAGATGTAACTTTTCTTCTTCCAGTATTTTCTGCCCATGTCTTCCATGCTCTTGTCTTTGAACCACGGTCTCACCTCTGTGAGTACTGGACAAGTCTTCCCATACATTTCCATGCACGGTACTTGCACTGTCACTGGTCTAGAATCAGTCTGACCTTTGATACCTGCGAATGGTAACTTGATCATGTTTCTCTCAGTCCAGAAGAATGTGTTGGTCTCGTCCTTGTCTGGTAAGAACCTGACTACTGCTTCAGAACCTTCTGCTATATTCCAGTGTGGGTAGATGGCGTTGTCTCCGCCTGTGTTGGAAGTGGAGCGATTCACTTCTTGAGATTTTAACTTCGCTCTTATTTCAGCCAATGATGCCATAATGTAAGCCTCCTTTATTGTGCCTATGTTTGTTTTTTGCCTAAATGTATATCAGACATATAGTACGTAATATACAACTATATTTATCTAATGTCTACTACTATTATTGGTAAAGTGCTAGGTTTTTGATACGATCTATTTGGTTATCGTATGCGATCTCTTCTTCTGAATAGAATTCATTAAGATCTAGTCCTGCCATCTCTATGGCATCTTTAAGTGTGTATTCCTGGTCACCAACTTTGAATTTGTCACCTGATTTCATGCCTGCCGCTTTGGCTTTCTGCACTGCTTGTGCGAATTGATTGCCTTCGAACTTGCCTGCGTGTGCGCCGCCCTGCATCTTCTCGTAGTGTTCAGCGGCCTCTTCAGGTGTGAGTCCCAGTTCATCTGCCTTGCTCATGAATTCATCTTTGCTCATGCTCTGAGCCATGTCTGCTATCTTGTCGCCCATTCCCTCAGTTTTATCTGCGTACTTGGGATCACCCGCTTTCATTTTTTGATACGCTGGCGTGTTCATCATCTTGTCTGCTTTTGTCACATCAAGTTTTGTAGCGTTCTCTTTGTCTTTCTTTTCAATTTCTTGATCTTTAGGTTCAGTGGCATATTCCGCAACTTCCATTTCGCCTGCTCTCAACTTGTCATAGTTCTGCCTTAAGAAATCTT